CACAGGCAATCCAACAAGCGTTGGACAATGACCCTGCTGCCACAATTGAACTGTTGCAGTCTCATTACGGCGTCAACTTTAACCAAGCCACAGAAGATGAGGATTTGTATGTTGACCCGGTCGAGCAGCAGTACCGACAGTTGGAAAGCCGTATTCGTTCCTTTGAGGAACAACAGGCATTTCTTGAACTGGAGCGTACTATCGGCAATCTTCAGCAAAAGTACGGAGAAGAGTTCGACGCAAACGAAGTAGTTGCGACGGCACTTGCTACAGGTTCAACTGATTTGGAGTCAATCCATAAACAGTTGGCTTATGACAAGATTCGTCAGCAGCAACTTGTGAACCAGAAGGTACAACAGGAGAATGAACGCAAAACAGCCCAGGTTACCCAGGCTAAGCGTGAGTCTTCTGTTATTGCCGGTGGTTCGTCAGCTAAGAACACAACTCCTGATACTCAACCTGTAACAAGTTTTAGGGATGCTTTTACTGCTGCTAAAAAGCAGTTGGGTATTTCCTGATTTTAATTTAACCGAGGAGTAAAAATGTCAAACCCTAATTTTGACCAACTTCTGTCAACGACGCTTGCGAATTACCGCAACCAGTTGACTGACAACGTGTTCACCGCACGTCCATTGACCTATTTCCTTATGGATAAAGGTCGTATCCGAATGCTTGATGGTGGAACCAAGATTGTTGAGCCGTTGATTTACGGCACCAACAGCACTGTGGCTTCCTACTCAGGCTATGACCCAATTTCATTGACACCACAAGATGGTATCACTGCTGCTGAATACGACTGGAAGCAATACGCAGCTTCTATCGCAATCAGCGGTATTGAAGAAGCAAAGAACAACGGCGAAGCAGCAATCATCAACTTGCTTGAAGCAAAAATCATGCAAGCTGAAGAGTCATTGCGTGAAGGTTTCAACCAGATGTTCTTCAGCAACGGCACCGGCAACTCAGGTAAAGACTGGAACGGTCTTGGAAACCTCGTTGAGAACGGTAACTCAGTTGGTGGCATTAACGGTGCAACCAGTGCATACTGGAACTCATATGAGGAAAACACCGCAGGTGCTTTGACCCTTCTTCAGATGGCAACAGCATACAACAGCGTTTCTGTTGGTAACGACCACCCAGATATGGTTCTCACCACACAAACATTGTACGAAAAGTATGAGTCATTGCTGCAACCACAGTTGCGTTACACCGACACCAAGACTGCAGATGCTGGTTTCCAGAACCTGTTGTTCAAGGCTGCTCCTGTAACCTATGATGTGCATTGTCCTGCAGGCACGATGTTCTTCTTGAACAGCAAGTACCTCACGTTGGTCGGTCACTCAAGCAAGTGGTTTGCTCAGACAGAGTTCATGCGTCCAGAAGACCTTGATGCTCGTTATGCGCTCATCATGTGCTACGGCAACTTCACTGTCCGCAACCGTGAGAAGCAAGGCAAGCTTACAGCCAAGACTGCTTAACTTTGATTGTGGCGGGGGGAAACCCCCGCACACTTTCATTCTTCTAAACCCAACCCAACCCTGGAGGTATAAATGCCACTCAAGTCCAACGCAACCGATGGTCCAATTACACGCACACGTTTGTCAGCCTATGTGACAGCACACGAAAAGGTTTCTGCTGTCGCATTGACCGATGCTGCTGCAACTTTGACAGCTGCACAGCTTGTCGATAGCAAATTGTTCACCATCACCCCAACTGCCAATCGCAACCTTACGACAGCCACAGCTGCTCAGATTCTGTCTCAGTTGACAGATGAAGAGGTAGGTACATCGTTTGAATTTACGATTGTAAACACTGCTAGTTCTAGCCATGATGCAGTTCTTGTCGGTGGTACGACAGTTACTGTGGTCGGCAATGCATCAGTAGGTGCTGGAGAATCAGGCACTTTCGTAGGTGTTGTGACCAGCTCAACTGCTGTATCTATTTACCGCAAATAATAAGCCCGAGAAACGGGGGGCGCAAGCCCCCCTTTTCTTTTGTAACGAAATAGGCTATTTAGTATGACATCTAGACCAGCACACTCTCTGTATGGGGAACCAGCCACTCGTAATTCTCGCCCAGCGCAATCACAGGACGGTTCTCGTCTTGCTGCTGCTAGTGGTCCATATGTGGGACGTAATCGCTGTATAGCAAACAATGACACCTGTGAAGGACCTAAAGCCAAAGAGACTGATTACTGTGTTGGTCACTTGCGTTCTATGGCTAAAAAGGATGATAAATGAGTACAGTTTCAGATTTGACCATTATTGTTCGTGACATTACGGACTTGGACTCTGTTGACTTGCCCCTGTCCTTGATTCAACAGTATATGAAAGATGGTTTCCAGAGGATTATTAATCTTGAACGCCGATGGCCGTTCTTGCAGGAAACATACTCTATGAATACCGTTGTTAACCAGCGTGAGTATCCAATTTCTGGTATTGGTTCCGGGGATTTGCGTGAAGTTATATCAATGGTTGATAATAGTACATCAGGTAATCGTTTGACACTTACCAGCACAGATTACGCTGAAGCTATGTGGAATGGTTCCTTAGATACACCATCACGCCCATTGCATTACACTTTGTGGGGCGATACTATTAGTTTGTACCCGAAGCCCGACGCTGTGTATCCAATTACTGTTCGTGGATACCGTAAACCTAGTTATACATGGGTGACTAATAATAGTTTAGAAATTGATTGTGATGACCGTTTTCATTTAGCTATTGCTTATTACGCAATTTCTCAATCATATAAAAGGCAGGAAGATAATGAAATGTCTGCCATGTATAAGCAGTCTTTTGATGAGGCTGTTTCGTTGGCTCGCCGTGAAATCATGCGTCCCGACTCGCATCGCCCAATGGTTCTATCTAAGGGTGCGACACGTTTCTCGGAAAAGTTCTGGCTCGAATCACTCGGAAGAACTCTCTGATATGGCATCTTCTTTGCGTCTTATTCGTCAGGATGATTTTACTGGTGGCTTGAATCTTCGAGCTGACCAGTTTCAACTTGCACCTAATGAGTCTCCAAGAATGTTGAATGTGGAGATTGACCCACGTGGCGGTGTGTTTAGTCGTGGTGCTATGCGCCGTATTAATACTACTGCTATTACTGGTATTTGGAACCCTAAAAAGCTTTTTGCTTTTGATGGTTCCACAAACTATGTGATGTTCACAACTGGTTATGAGTCTGCCACAAATGGTGATGTGTGGTTTTCTACTGGTGGCAACTTCACGAATATTACAAACATTGATGTGTCCGATGTTAATGGTGCTTCATTTGCTCCTTGGGGTAATACGCTGTATGGAACGACTGGTGCTAGCACACAGTCGTTTAAGTGGAGTTCTGGAACTACAGCAACATTGTTGACCGCCAATGGTCCAACTTGGCAAAACTCTTATGCTTCTCCAACTGGTGGTTATTTTCCTAAAGCTTCTCATGCTATTACTCATGCTGGAAAAGTTTTTGTTGCTAACACATATGAGAACACTACTGCTTATCCGAACCGTATTAGGTGGTCACATCCCAACAATCCAGAGGACTGGGCTGAAAGCGACTACATTGATATCAAGGATGGCGGTGAGGAAATAACTGGATTAGCCAGTGTTGCTGGTCATCTTGTTGTGTTTAAAAAGAAATCTGTGTTTGCCATTTTTGGTTATGATTCTGACACATTTCAGGTTGTTGAGGTTTCTCGAAATGTTGGTGCTTTGTCTCCAACAGCTTTTGTTTCTACTGAACGTGGTGTGTATTTCTTTTCTTACCCAGAGGGTTTGATGGTTTACAACGGTGAACGTGTTCTTGATTTATTTGAACCTATGAAACCAATGTTTGATTTAGGATATATCAACACTGGTGCAACTGACGCTATTTTTGTGAACTACATTAATCAGCGTGTGTGGGTTTCACTTCCTTACAGTGAAACAACAACGGTTACTTATTCAAGTATGTCTTTTGTGTATGACCCTGGTATTGGTCAGCGTGGTGCGTGGGTTCAGCATTGCACGGCAGATGGTCGTGGTTTTAATGGTGGTACAACTTTTGTTAGCGATGCTGGAACTACATACAATCTTGGTGTTCACGCAACAGAAGCAAGAGTTTTGGATATTGATATGTTTGACCAAGTTCAAGACAACATTACTGGAACCAATGTTTCTTTCGCTAGCAGGTATCGTACTCGCTGGTATGATGCTGGTACTTATAGTCAGAAGAAAATGTTTAA